AATACAATGCACACGCCTTACCTGTCAACCCTGAATATCTATTTTTTATTACTCTTACTCTGGTTGTATGTCTTTCTGTCAAATCATCAGCTTGACTATTGCGTTCCAATCCGAGCACCATATCACTAAGCTGTCCTATTGCACCAGAACCCCTAAGCTGTGATAAAGAAGTAACACTGCCTTCCTCGTGTCCTGTCCCTGTTGGTCTTCTAAGGTGTGATACAGCAAACAAAGTGATATCACACTCCTGGCATAACATCCTTAACTTTGTAGTTATTTCATCTAATGCCCTACGTTCATCCCCTTGCTGCTGATCTGATACCACTATACTTATATGATCAAGAAAGATAAATTTACAGTCTAGTGCCTTTGCCATATAACGTACACGATTAATAATGTTATCAACGCTTGTAGAACCAAAAGAATCAAACAAAAATAATCTACCAGTTCCCAAAGTAGCATCAAAAGCAACTTGTTTTTCTTCCTGTGTTGCTTCCGTTTCATTGAGATGTAATGGCTTCATAGCGTCCAGACTCATAATTGATAAAGCTGTGCGCTTTACAGACTCTTCTAAAAACATCAAACCAATGTTTTCTTCTGTGGCTTTTAATAACTTGTATACAATTTCTCGTAAAAACTGACTCTTTCCCAATCCAGAACCTGCTGTAATACAAACTAATTCACTCGACCTAATACCACCAGTTAAGTCATTCAAGCCTCCATAGGGATAAATAGCAATAGACTTTTGAAGTGGCTCTAATACCAATGATTTTAAGTCTTTACCCTTCACAATGCCATCAGGCATATAAACTTGTGAAGCCCACCAGTCCTCAGTAAAGTGTTTAAACGCTGAGTCTGTAGAGTAATCACAAGCATCCTTATAACCCTTTCTCATCTTCATCATTTTAGCTTTATTAGGGAATAGTTCTGCACATTCAAGTTGTGCCTTCTGCCCTACGTCATCATTATCAAAACAAAACACAATCTGGCTGAAAGATGATAAATATTCATAGGCATCTTTGCAAGACTTAACAGCACTAGCGCAGCCGTCACGAACTGATACTACTGGAAAACGTAGATCAGCACTTAGCATCTGACTTGCTGCTAATGAATCTAATTCTCCTTCAACGACTGTAATAATTTTAGCGCAACCAGAGGGATAAACATCCATACCAAACAAAGGCTTTTTATCGCCAACACCAGACCAACGAAAGTTCTTATTTTTACCTCGTATTTTGAAAACATCTTTCCCGTAAGGATAGTAATGCTCCCCATTTTGGGTAATTTTAACACCATACTTCTCTAGTGTGCTCTGTTTGATGTTTCTATCGGATATGCCCTCTAAGCTCAATACAGGCTCACTAGCGTCTTTCTGTGCTTTTGGATGGATAGATAACACTTCTGCGGTAGAAACACTATGGTGAGCTTCTACGGGCTTCTTATCATGCTTTAATGGTTTATTACACTTATAGCAGAAGAAATAACTGCTTCCATCCTCCTTTTCATACTCTCCAACATTGGAACTACCAGAATCTGAGCAATCCACTATTTGAGAACAAGAAAGGTTACGAATAAATTTACTTTTAGTTTTCATAATTCCTCACTAATTGAGACTACATAGTCATTATAATACATAGTAATAATGATCATAATAATACATAATAATATATTACATAGTAATAACATATTTTGAAGCAAATGTATATAGTACTTAAGTATCACTCAAGCGTATATTGTCGTTTATATCCAACACTTCTGCTCCGCTTGAGTACCCAAAATTATCATCTAATTCTGGTAAAGGTAAACAGTTTACGCATAGTTGAACTCTTTCATTGGTGTTACTACCAATGATACTATCTTCCTGATGATCCAAGATACAATCACATGATAAACACTTCATTATTTATTCTCCTTAGTTTTTAGTTTTACGAATTCAATAATATGTTGAATAATTAACCAAACGTTTAAACACCCTATTCCGAATATTATAGCGCAACCGATGATTACGTCTTTTAACGTAAAATCAGCAATACCAATAAACATAGAACCAGCAGTAAACATCACAACCGCGAACGCTACAAACAAGCTGGTTACATCTAAAACTATTTTTATTTTATTTCTCATTGTTTCTGCTCCTTTTAATCAAAATTATTATAGCCTTTACTGCTTAAATAGTTCTTAGCCCTCTTAATACAAAATTTTGCTTCCTTAGTATTAATTTTAAATATTTTCTTTAAGTTTTCAGGCTTTACGGCTGAAATATTGCCATATAATCTGCCATTGTCGCTGTGGTCAATGTGACGATATACCATTGAATCCATCACCCAACAAAAAATATAAGTTCTTGAATCCTCTCTGAATTCAACATCTTTCATTGTTTCTGCTCCTTTTAATTAAAATACAACGCCAGTAAATAAGATACAAAATAACATAAATAAATATAACATAAAATTTAATAGTGTGTTCATTATTATTTTTCCTTTACTATTGAGTTGATATAATCCTGATCGACCTTACGACCAATATCTTTACCACCTAAGTATTTATTAATATGCTTTGTTGTGGTTGCTGAATAATGTTTATTAGTCCTGAATGCTCCGCTATCATCCCAGCCAGCTACAGGAGTAGAATAACTAAATAACACAGATATTCCATTAATGTTTAATTCTGTCATATTACTACCAATAGATTGCAATTTCATTTTATCTTCTCCTTTAGAAATGAAAACCTGTTAATAAATATCTTGTATATGTGTCCAACCCTATCACACTATCATTAATCAAAGCAAGCTCAAAATTACCATACCCATCATCATTGACAATTTTAACCCCTCTATCTAGTAGTAATTGATCAAGCTCTCCTGATTCGTAAGCCCTAGATATACTATCATAACTATCTAATAAAGAGCGTACATTATAGCCAAAATTATCAATATCCTCTAAGTAATCATCAATCT